TTAGCCCGACCGGCGTCCGTGTTCTTCTGATGTTCGCGGGTTTCTGTCAGGTTTCTGTCGGGGTGGTTTTGAGGCGATCTTGTTCCGCGCCTGTTCCTGAAAGCCGGGCGCGTGGTGACGATAGACGCGCTCGAATGTCTCCACGCTCATGCCGACATAGTCCGCGCCTTCGACAAACGGAACGCCGGCGCGTGCCAGCCACGTCGCCGCTGTGTGGCGCAGCGTGTGCGGGACAACATCCTCTTCAAAACCGGCTGCGGCGCGAACCGCACGGAACGCCTTGTTGATCTTCGTCACCGGCTTTCCATTCCATTCGACGACATGGGTTCCTGAAATGCCGAGGCGCTCCCATCGTCGCAAATGCGCCAAGAGACGATCCGGAAGCGCGACAGGAGGCTGGCGTTTTTTCGTTTCCCGCTCCCCCGGAGGGCGACGGTGGAAGAGCCCGGCGCCCAGGTCGATGTATCCGCAGCCGATTGTCGGACGGATAGCGGCGCCGCAAACCGCGCCCGCGCGCGTGCCGGTGTAAAGTGCAACAAGAATGAAGCGCGCTACATGCTTGGCAATGGCCCGTTCGGTCGGGTGACCCTTGTACTTCTGACGAAGCCGCCATGCGGCCCAGATCAGTCTTGCCGCCTCGCTTCGCTCCAGCCACCTCTCGCGGCTGGAGGGCTTTGGGGGGAGGACGACAGGGATCAGTCTGTCAACATGACCTTCCCTGAAGAAATGATGGAACGCAGCTCGCAAATCCTCGAGCTCGCGGCGCGCAGAACTCTCTACCCCGCGGGCACTGACATAAGCCCTGCAGGCCGATCCATTGACGTCGGCCATGCATTGCTCGCCAAAGTGATCGAGAAGGTTTTGAAGCCGCGCGGCGGTCTCGGTCGGGCGGGCATGTGCCGGCGCAATTTCCTCGGAATAGGCAGCGATCGCGTCGGCAATCGGTATCAGGTCCGCGCGGTTATTGCGGTGATGGCTCGGGTCATGCTTTTCGGCGAGGTAGTCCGCGAGTGCTCTTTCAGCCTCTCCACGCTCCTCCTCGCGGAAGCCAGTGCTACGTTTCCGGCTACCGTCCCGGATGACCCAGACGCTGTGCTCCTCGATGTTCCCGTTTCGTGAGCGGCGGGCGGGCTGGAGCCATAGTCTGGCGCCTTTGCTTGGACGCGGCATCTTTGTCTCCATTCCCGGATGTCGGTTGGCGTGACAGTGTAGCCTCGCCCAATGCGCTCGGCGGACAGTTTGCCGTCGCGGATTGCCGCACGCAACGTTGCAACCGCCACCAGTCCGCGCAAGAGGTACGCACTCGCTTCATGAAGCGTGAGCGGAGTGTCGTCCTGGAAGTTCATCTCCATCGGTCTTCCTCCGCGTTTGCGGGTTTGTGGAGAGCGTCTTGCCGAGGCGCCGGCATCGCCGGGGGAGTGTCAGTCGGACGGTCCCGCCATGCCGAGCGCGTGCATGTAGAGGTCGAGGATCGCGTCTTCTTCCTCGCGCTCGTGCGGCTGTTTCCTGCGGAGCGCGATGATCTTGCGCAGGATCTTGACCTCGAAGCCGGTGCCCTTGGCCTCCGCGTAGACATCCTTGATGTCGTCGGCGATGACCTTCTTTTCCTCTTCGAGCTTCTCGATGCGCTCGACGAAGGCGCGCAGCTGCTCGCGCTCGGGTCTGGCGACGTTGATGGTGATGCGGGCGTCAGTCTCGCTCTCGGTCGATTCCATTTCAGGTCTCCTCAAATCAGGCCGCGCTCGGCGGCAAGCCATTGGGGTACGGTGACGGTGACGGGCGCGAAGCCCATCACCAGCGCGGCGGTTTCGCGCGGGGCGACCGCGACCCGCGACAGCGGCAGCCAGGTGGCGTCGCGCTCCTGCGATGCGTCACCCCCCTCTGTCGGCTGTGCCGACATCTCCCCCTCAAGGGGGAGAGGGGGCGCGTGCATCGTCGTCACGTCCCCCGTCCGTCGATGCCGTGGACCGCCAGGCGCGCGACGAATTCTTCCGCCGCCTTGTCCGGTCCCCAGGGCTTGATGCGGGTCTTCAGCGGCTCGGCGAGCTTGCCCCAAGCGCCGGGCTTTCTGCTTTCGGCGCAGAGGTCGCGCACCTCGGTGGCCAGAAGGCGCGCGTCGAGGGCGTCGATCATGGGTCGGTAGGTCGCGGCGTCGTCAGGGCGGATGCCGGCGGCGGCGAAGATGGCTCGGTCAAGGCGCCTTTTTGCGACGTGGATAAGCATCGAGACCGCGCCATTCGCGCCGTTCGTATAGTCAAGAAATGAGATCGCGCCGCTCGCGGCGTTCAGATAGTCAAGAAAGTCATTGGTCGGCGTGGTGATGTCTCCGATGAATGCCTCGTGCGCGTCATGCAGCAGCGCGATCAGCCTGGCGACCGGGGGACCGCTGGCGTTGTCATGGGCGAGGCACGCGTGTTGGGCCACGAAATAGAGACAGTTCGACGTTGCGGCGTCGTATCGCGCCAAACCCGACAGGGCGGACACGATGTCCGGCCAGTGAATGTCGTCGGCCGTCAGGTGCGCCAGATCGACGATGCGCCCCGAGGTCATATGCTTCCAGACGGGGCGATGGCGGGCGTTCATTCCGGGTTCGGCAGCGACTGCGGTCATGCTCGGGTCGGTCCTTGGTGCTTGAAAGAGATCTGCCGGCGGGCTGGAGGAACACCCGCCGGCAGAGTGCCGCGCGCGGGCAAGTCGCCGCGCGCGATCCGGGAACGGGTCAGGGCCAGCCGTGGCGGGCGAGGGTGGCCGCGAGAATGCCAAGCGCGGTGCCGCTGGACAGGACGAGCGCGAGACAGGCGAAGAGGATGGTCGGGGTGAGGGGCGTGGGTGTGTGAGGCATTGCGTTCTCCCATCGGAATGATGGGGTTAAATTTACATATAGTGTAAATTTAACGTCAAGAGCAATTTTTGCGCTAGGCGTAAATTGGTGGTCACTCTGTGTTTGCGAGCACCCGCAATATCTGGATAGCCTCGGCCTGCCGTTCCGGTGGGATGTGATTGAAGAGGTCGACAACCTCGCCCTGGCGTTCTGGATGGGCTTCCAGAAGCATTGAAACGCTCACGTTTAACGCGCGTGCGATCGCCTCGATAATTGGTTGAGAGTACGGTTGATTTCCCGTTTCAATTCGCGACAGGCTTGCGTAGCTGACCAGCAGATCGCCGCCGGGTTCAACCTCAAGTCGGTCTGCAAGTTGCTGGAGTGTGAGCCCGCGCTTCTTTCGCCATTCGCGAATGTATGTTCGGGCGTAATTTTGCTTGGTCATGTGGAAGGATAGTCCTGCTCGCCCTTCCATGAATTGCGCTCTATGTAAATTTTGGCTTGACCAAAAATTTGCACTGGATGTAAATTCTCGCCATGGAGCATCCGCTTAAGACTTACCGCACAAAGAGTGGGCTGACGCTAGAGACGCTCGCGTCGCTATCAAACAGCACGGCAGCGACGCTCAGCCGGATCGAGGCTCGTAAACAAAGCCCAAGCCTCATGCTCGTCCAGCGTCTTGTTCTGGCGACTGGCGGTTGCCTTTCGGCAAATGATTTCGTCGAGCCACCGCAAGCCTCTGTAGTGCCCCCCCTTGAGGCGAATGCCTCATGACATTGCGCCACCTCCCTTTTCGCCTTCACGCGTTCGCCGCCCCCCGCCGATCATCGGCCGTGGAGAAGGGCGCGCACATGCGCAAGGTACCCTTTTATCGCGCGGTCGCTTGGGTAGCTGCGTCCACCGGCCTCCTCGACGGCGGCGACAAGATCCCGCGCGAAGCGGTCCCGGTCAGGAGCGGTCTCCGCCATCATGGTGATCAGGCCGTCCAGCACGACATTCTGCGCGATGACGCGCTGCTGCAGCCACTCGAAACAGTCGCGCTCCGTTTTGTCCATTTTCCTCGCCTCCCTGAAATTGCACGGGAAAGCGCAGCACAGCCGCGTTCGCGGCGGCAAGTGCGGATGTCCGCATCAATCCGCGCAGGGCGGCGCGCAGGCGGGCGCGGGCGGGTGTTTCGGGTCGGTGTCCTTTCATCATGGGACGAGTGTGCCCCGGTCGCGCGCTTGTGTCTTTCCCGCACGCGCGCGGAAGTTACGGAGCCCTGCGCATGACACTTCAACGTCCCACCAGCGACCACCAGCGCGCCGCGATCAAGGGGCTCGCGCGCCGTCAGGTGCAGGCCTGTCACGGGCAGGAATCCGCCGCCTCGATCACCCGCGTCGGCGGGCAGACGCTTTCCGATTACGGCAACGCCCGCACGGAAAAGTATCGCGACATCCACATGCCGCTCGACGTGCTGATGGATCTGACGCTGGACGGCGGACCGGTGGCGCTGATCGGCCTGTGCCGGATGGCGGGCGGGGCTTTCGTGCCGCTGCCGCAGCCGGGCGAAGGCTCGGCCTGGGCGGTGGAGGTCGGCGAAGCCGTGCGCAAGGGCGGCGACGCCGCCGCGCGGATCTGCGCGGCGCTCGCCGACGACGGCAAGGTGGATGCCGCCGAGATCGCGGAACACGCGATCCTCGATCATCTCGCGGAAGCAATCGACGCGCTGGTGCGGCTGAAAAGCCATGCCGCGCAGGTGCTGGAGGACGACGCATGACGGACCATGTGCTTTTGACCGAGGCCGGCGCGGGCCGGTGCAAGCGTCCGCTGTGGGGCGACACGCCCGTGCCGCTTTCTGAAAAATTCGTCTGCGGCGCGCCGGTGCGCAGCGCCGGCGAAAGCTGGTGCAAGGACTGCCGCGCGCGGCTGTTCGACACGGTGCAAAAGCGCCGCGCGGGACGTCGCGCCGACGACGACACGAAACCGCGCCCGGCGCGGGTGCCCCGGTTTCAGGCGATCCATTCCTCGATCTGGAGTGCGGGCTGATGGGCTGGGAAGCATGGGGAACCCCTGATGATTTTTATGGCCCGGACTGGCGCGACGATGCGACCGACGCTGGCTGGCTCGATCCCGATGATCTCGGAAAGGCTGCGCTGGACGTCCTCGCCGAGCGCACTCGACAGGAGACCGAAGAGGGCTGGACGCCAGAGCATGACGATGGACACGACGAGGGGCAGTTGGCGAGAGCGGCTGCTGCCTACGCATATGGCGCCACGATGCAGGAACGCCACCGCAAATTCGTGTCCGGGATTTATTCGATCGCGAACGACAGGATGCTGCTGGATATCTGGCCGCACGATTGGTCTCGCAAATGGTGGAAGCCAGCCGACCGCCGACGCGACCTGGTCAAGGCCGCAGCGTTGATCGTCGCGGAAATCGAGCGGATCGACCGCGCCGAAAAGGCGGAGGGTGCGGGCTGATGGGCGCGCGGCTCACCCCGGAGGCGCGGACGCACATTCTGTGCGTGCTGCGGCTCTTCATCACGATCCGGCTGGCGACGATGGAGATCGCACTCGCCGATGCCCCGCCTTCCGTGCGGGCCATCGTGGCGGGGCGGTTCGTCGGTCAGCGGGATTTCTGGACCGCCGGTCTGTGGTGCGGGCTGACGGAGCGGGATTTGCGGCGCGCGGCGCGGGTGGCGACGCGGCATGACGGCAGGGCTGCGGCTTGAGCGGCGAGGTCATGACGGACGAAAGGGTCGTCGAAATTTTCGACGAGTATTCGAAGCGGCTCAAGGTCTACGCGCTCGGTGCGGGCGAGAGTGGCACGGTGACGGTTACCTATACCGCCGAGCAATTGCGCGACCTGCAAGTCTGTTCCCGAAATATGGCGCGCGGCGCAAGACTGGTTCCGGCTTTAAAACGGCGACGGCTTGAGATCGAAGCCGAGAGGCGCGGGCTTGAGATCTCGCGCAAGTACTGGCGCGCGCTGGCGGATGAGAAATTCGGGCGGGGCATGTTTTTTGCCGCCGCCCATTTTGTCTTCATCCAGGCGCTCCTCGCATGGTGGCTGCCATGAGCGGCGAGGCGGAAGCGCTGGCGCTGATCGGCAAGGCGTTTCGCCGTTCGCGCGAGCGCGCCGGCCTGACCGTGCGCGAGGCGGCTCAAGCCGCCGGAACCTCCGGCCGGGTGGTGAGCCACGCGGAACACGGCAAGCCGGTTTCGTCCGTTTCGTTCCTGCGGCTGTGCCGGCTGCACGATGTCGACCCCTTCGCGCTTCTGGACGCCATCGCGCTGCACCGGCGCGAGGGCGGGTTTCACAAGGTCTCGCGCGGGGTGTTTCACGGGGAACGGGCGGTGAAACACGCGAGCGGTGCGCCATGAGTGCGCCGCTCGACGATCTGGCGCGGGAGTTGGGCCGGGCGCGCGCGGCGCATGAAAAGCGGCCCGACGACCGGCGCGCGGAGCTTTGGTACTGGCGCGCGCTGGCGGCCTTTCGCGAGGCGGAAATCGCGGATCTCAAGGCGCGCAACGGGCACTTGAACCTGCGGCTGCGCTCCGCGCTCGGAGAGCTGCGGCGGCGCTGCCGGCAGGTCGAGACATTCGGCGAGGCGCTGCGCGCGTCCAGGCCGCGACGGCGGGCGGCGCGCCATGCCGAGGCGGCGGATCTGTTCCAACGGGAGGCCTTGCAGTGAGCGGTTACGACATTCGGAAACTGGCGCTGACGCCGGCGCAAAAAATCCTCAGTGAGGTGGCGGACAGGCACGGCCTGACGGTCGCGGACCTGCGCGGGCGGTCGCGGGGGACGACGATCGTGCGGGCGCGGCAGGAGGCGATGTACCGGCTGCGGGCCGAACTCACGCTGTCCTGTCCGACCGTGGCCGGCGTGATCAACCGCGACCACACGACGGTGAGCCATGGCGCGCACGCGCATGCCGACCGGCACGGGCTGCCGAAGACCTGGCGCACGCGGGAGGCGCGGTGATGGGGAAGTATTGGGCACGTATCGAAAGGGCACTTCTTGCCGGTGCCGTTCTCATTCTTGTCGGGTGCGTGGCGTGGGGAGCCTTGATGCTCATTGCCGACGTCGCTGTCTTCTTCGTTGGCGCGGCGGACGTCTGCACCAACGTTCCAAAGAATGATTTCAGCCGTTCGGGGGTGGAGTGATGCCGGCCTATCGCAGCCCTGCGGAGGCTGAAATCCGCGAAGCCGTCGTGGCGCGGCTGCGTGAGATACGACCGCAGTCCCGGATCATCCACGAGATAAACGTCAAGCAAAGCGGCTGTCGGGCCGATGTGATCGCCGTGGGGCTGGAGGAGATCGTCGCGGTCGAGATCAAGTCCGAGCGCGACAAGCTTGACCGTCTGCCGGACCAGATGGCCGCAATGAAGAGCGTGGCGCATCACTGCCTCGTCGCGCTGCACGAAAAGTTCCTCGTCGAGCAAGAAACCAACGTCCATGCCGCGCACTACGAGCGCGACGGAACCTATTATCTCAAGATCCTCCCAACCGACCCGGTACGGCTCAACCATGGCAATGCCTGGGTCTATTCGCTCCGGGCGCGGGCGCTCCGGCCGAACTACGACTATCTCGGCAGTTGGGATCTGCCCGTCCAGCATCACATGGTGGCGCTGCCCTGTGCCGCGCTCGACATGCTGTGGCGCGCCGAACTTGCGACGCTGTGCGTGGCGCAACGGCTTTCGACCGGTCGGCGTTCGACACGCTCGAGCATGATGCAAGACCTCCGCTGGATGTGTTCCGGCAAGGAACTGACGCGCGGGATTTGTGCCGCGCTCCGGGCGCGGGAGTGCATCGAAGGCGATCCTCCGATCCGCGAAGAAGGGAGGGCAGCGTGATGGGGAAGCGCAGCCGTTTCGACCGGATCGACAAGGATCTCTATCGCACTACCGATCCCAAGCCGGTGGCGCGGCTTTTGCCGTGGCTTGCGCCCGGCGCGTCCTTCGTCGAGCCCTGCGTCGGCTGGGGTGATCTCGTCGGGCCGCTGATGCGGGCCGGGCATGACTGCCGGGGGCGCTATGACGTCGAGGCACGGTATCCGGGCGTCGAGCGGCTGGACGCGCGAAAGTTCGATGCGGAGGCCCTGCGCGGGGCCGACTACATCATCACCAATCCGCCCTGGATGCGCGAGCTGCTGCACGAACTCATCGATGTGCTGCCGCGCCTCGCGCCGACATGGCTCTTGTTCGACAGCGACTGGATGCACACGGGTTTTGCCGCAAGCCGCCTGCGGCGGTGTCAGGCCATCGTCAGCGTGGGGCGGGTCAAATGGTTCCGGCACTCGCGTCATGCCTCCACCGACAATTGCTGCTGGTACCTGTTCGACGCGCGCGCCGTGGCGACGACCGGGCCGGTGTTTCTGAGGGGGGCGGCATGAACAGCCTGGATCTCACGACTGAAATCCGTGTCGGTCACCTTTGCTGCGGCTCCGGCTTCGGCGCGCGGGGCTTCCGAAAGGCGAACGCTCGCGTCGGGAACCTGGCGGCGACCTTCCGCAATATCGGCGGCATCGACGTCGACCCGGCCGGCATTCGCGATTTCGAGCGGTTCGCCGGATGCCGGGGCACTGTCCTCGACCTGATGGATCTGGAGCAGTACCGCGCCTTTCACGGTGCCGAGCCGCCGGAGGGCTGGCGTGAGGCGATGCCGGCGGACATCCATCGCGCAATGGGCAATGAGCGCCCGCATATCTGGTTCGTCTCGGCGCCGTGCAAGGGGTTCTCCGGGCTGCTTTCCGAGACCGCGAGCAAGGCGCTCAAATATCAGGCGCTCAACCAACTCACCTTGCGGGCCGTGTGGCTGGCGCTGGAGGCCTACAAGGACGATCCGGTCGAGTTCATTCTGTTCGAAAACGTGCCCCGCATCGCGAACCGTGGTCGCCCGCTTCTGGACAAGATCCAGGCGCTGCTCGAGGCCTACGGCTATGCTTATGCCGAGACGACGCATGATTGCGGCGAATTGGGTGGGCTGGCGCAGTCGCGCAAACGGTTCCTCCTGGTCGCGCGCCATCGGGAGAAGGTGCCGCCGTTTCTTTACGAACCGCCGAAACGCCCGCTTCGCGGCGTTGGCGAGGTGCTTGGCAAGCTGCCGGTGCCCGGCGGCGATCCTGTCCATCCGATGCACCGGCTTCCACGGCTGCAGTGGAAGACATGGGTGCGGCTCGCCTTTGTCGAGGCCGGGTCCGATTGGCGGTCGCTCAACAAGCTGGCGGTCGAGAACGGGCATCTGACCGACTACCTGATCGTGCCGGACATGCGGGGCGGTGTGCTGGGTGTGAACAGGTGGGACGAGAGGGCCGGCACGGTTGCAGGGCGCTCCTCGCCGACCAATGGAGCTTATTCAGTCGCTGATCCACGCGCGCCGGCCGGCGCCGGCGAATACGGGCAGTATGGCGTGCGGCCGTGGGGGGAGACCTCAGGCGCGGTGATCAACGTCAAGTCGCCCGGGCAGGGCTGCTACGCCGTTGCGGACCCGCGTGCCTCTGGCAGCTTCGAGGGGGGCGGCAAGTATCGCGTGACCGCGTTCGACGAGGCATGCGGCACGGTGATCGCCGGCAGCACGACCGGGCAGGGCGCCTTTGCCGTTGCCGACCCTCGGCCGGCCGGGTTTGCCGGCGGTCGCAAGCATTTCGAAGGTGGCGGCCACTACGGGGTGGCGCGGTGGGATCAGCATAGCAAGACGGTGGCCTCGTCCAGCAATCTCGACAACGGATATTGGTCCGTGGCCGATCCGCGGCCGGCGTCGATCGACGGCGATCCGGTCTCTTGTCTGCCGGCACCCGACGAGCGGCTGACCTGCCGCATCGAGGCGCTGGACGGGACGTGGCACCGACCGTTCACCACGCTGGAGCTCGCGGCGCTGCAATCGCTGTTCGATCCGGAAGAGTGGGCAGAGTTCGGTATGGATGGCAGTTCCGACAGCACCTGGCGGGAGCGGATCGGCAACGCTGTTCCGTCGGATGCGGCGCAAGTCATTGCCGGCGTGATGGGGCGCACGCTGCTGCTCGCATGGACGGGCGAGACCTTCATGCTTTCGGCCGACCCGATCTGGGTGCAGCCGCTCACGATTGCGCTGTCGGTGGACGTTCCAATCGAGGGGCGCGAACCAATCCGGATAACGGGTGATCGCAAATGACCGCGCCCGTTATCGTCTCGCCCGCCGATCCAGAAAAAATCGCGGCCGTGCTGCAGGCCAAGCGCGCGCGAGAGACCGCGCAGGCGCTGCGGGTCGTGCAGCGGCGGCTGATGCGCGGGCGCGATCTTTCCGCGACGCACAGGGTGATTGCCTGCCGCGTGCCGTCCGCCGCGCCGCCTGCGCCAGAGACGCTTCCGCCGGTCACGCGCGAGGTGACGATTGTCGATGTCGAGGACGTCATCTGCGACGTCGTCGAGCGGCGCGGGGTGACACGGGCACAGGTGCTCGCGGGATCGCGAATTTCACAGATCACCGATGCGCGGCACGAGATCTGGTGGACGCTCCATGTCGAGCACGGCTTGTCCTATTCGCGCATCGGGCGCGTGTTCAACCGCGACCACACCACCGTCCTGCACGGCGTCAAGCGCTGGCAGGCGCGCGCCGAGCGGCGGCAGCGGATCGACGCGTTTCTCGCCCGCGTGCTGGCGGAAAACGGCTGCGCGCCGGAAGCGCTCGCAAGCGGCGGGCGCGGGACGGAGGCGCGCCGGGCGCGGCGCGTGGCTATTCAAGCGCTGACCGAGCGAATGGGGCTGTCCGCAGCCGACGTGGGCGAGGTCGTGGGGCTGTCTCGCGATGCCGTGCAGCAGCGGCTGTCACGGTGGCGGCGCGCGTCCGGGGAGGGCGATCTGTGAGGACATCTCCGGCGCCTGGCGGCGGGCCGCGCTATTCGATCATTCCGGCCTGCGCGGTCACCGATCCGCGTTTTCAGGGGCGCGACCTGCAAATTCTAGGGCTGATCGGCCGGCACACCGACCGCAACGGCTGGTGCCGGCTCAACCAGGGCAAGCTCGCTGCGGCCATCGCCGTGTCGCGCACCACGGTGACGCGTTCCATCGCCCGCCTGGTCGACTGGGGTTATCTGGAAACGCGCACGCACTGGCGCACGGACGGCGGGCGCGCGGCCTCGAGCTACCGCGTGCGCATGGACGTCGACGACGTGCTGGCCGCGCCGGAGATCGATATCGAGGACGATCCCGATCCGGCGGAAGAGGCGGCGGTTTCGGGCGCGGAAAACGGGCCGGACGCGGGCGAAACGGGCACCCCCCCTGTGCACCAGGTGAACACCCCCCTGTGCACTCTGGGTGCACACCCCCCTGTTCACTCTGGGTGCACACCACTAACGACCCCAATTCTTAACGATCAAAAAAAACCTCAAAGGCAAAAAAAAGCGGAAACGCCGGGGGAGATCGGGGCGACCGACCTGCCGGACGATCCGCCTCCGGGCGACGGGCAAGGCCGGGAGGCCGACGACGAGGGGGCGGAGCGCAGGGCGACGGCCGGCGACGGGGCTCCGGAAGGGGAGCGCGAGGCGGATGCGGAGGATCGCGACGGACCGGACCGGAGTGCGGCGGCACGGAAGGCGGCGGAAACCAAGGCGTTCGACCGGCTCGTGACCGATTGGCCGGGCGGTAACAGCGAAAGCCAGAAGCGGATCCGGTCGGCCTGGGACGCACTGTCGGCACAGGACAAGCGCGACGCGGTGGAGCGGGCCGAGCGGTATCGCGTCGAGGCCGCGAGGGCCGGGCGCAAGCGGTCCCGGCTTGGTGCGTATCTGGAGGAGCGGCGGTTCGTGCATGTGCGCATGCCGGCCGTGCGTCCGGCGCCGGCCGATGGCGGCAAGCCGTCGGCCCGGCTGCCGGATGACGCGGTGCGGGCCTTTCTGTCCCATGCCTCGGCACGGGCGGTGCTGGAGATGGCCGCGCGTGACGGGCTTGTGCAAGCGCTCGCCCAGGACGTCGCCGCGTGGCACCGCCTGACGACCGTCGAGCGCTATCGCGAGAAGCGGGACGAGTGGCTGCCAGCGCGGGATGTGCGGCGAGAGCGACTAACCGTCGACAGCCCGCTCAACACTGCGCTTCGGGCTATGGCGGATGCGATGGAAGAGAAGGCGGCGATCTGGCAGGCCTTTGCTTTCGATGTGCTGGGCTGGTCGGCGCGCGACGGGCCGGGCGACGGCGGCGAGACGGCCGTGGCGAAACGGGCGAGCGGGTGAGGCGATGGCAAAGGTGGCGGCGATGGCAATGAGCGAAGCGGAACGGACGATGCGGGCCTTGGCGGAAAGCCGCATACGGGCGCGACGGCAGGGCGATCCGCTGGGGCTGACGGCGCGGCCCGCGCCGGATGCGACCGCCAAGGCAACCGGCAAGGCGGCGGCCTCGGTGCGGCGCGAGCGGGACGCGCTGTTGCGGGGTGGTGCGATTCTGCGGCTGCATACGCGTGGCGCGCTGGGGCGGGTCGAGGTGATGGCCGCGCAAAGGCTTGCCGATCTCTGGCAACAGGCGGCGGGCGGATCGCTGGTCAGGGCCATGGACTGGCGCGTCGAGCGGGTCGACGGCGGGCGCGGTTTCGTGGCGCCGGACCTCGACAGGGGCGCGCAGGCCTCGGAACGCGAACTTCGGGCGGTGCGCATCGAGGTCGGCGCGCGAGCCTGGGCGGTGATGCAGAGGGTCATTGCCGAGGGCGAAAGCGTGACCGCCGTCGCGATCGACATGGAGGACGACGAGGCGGCGCGCCGCAACGGCGCGTGCAGTCGACAGACGCGCGATCATGTCTCGCGGCTGCTGCGCGGCGGGTTGTCGGACGCGGCCAAGGTGCTCGGGATGGACGCCCGCGCGATGCCGCACGACGCACGGCGGGCTTGACAACTGCAGCAGTAGAGAGGCATCTTTCACGCACAGTGAAGATCTGCGCCCGGCGGGGGAAACCCCGACCGGGCTTTTTCGTGGGTGGTGGCGAGCGGGTCCTTCCTGGCGCTAGAACCAATACGGGCGGACTTAGCGTTTGGGTCCGCCAGTCTGACGGCAAAAGCAAAGCCGCAACAAACGCAACAGCCATGGCGCAACACATGGCGCAGGGCGCAACGCAACCGCAACAACCGGGATGAGGTGTGATGGCAACGGTGACCGCGCCAGCAGACGACCGTGTCGTGTCGGCTGCGGAATTCGCGCGTCTGCGCGGCGTTCACCGGAGCCGGGTCACGCGTTACATCAAGGAAGGCAAGATCGACGGCGATGCGCTGGTCAAGGGCGAGCGCGGGGTGAAGGTCCGGGTCGCTCGAGCCTTGGCACAGCTTCGCGAGCGGCTCGATATCGGTCAGCAGATCGGAAACGGAATCGATGCCCGCTTTGACACTGACGTGGATCAGGTGGTGTTGCCATCCAGCGGAAGCGAGGCGGAAGCCGAGTTCCCCCAGGTATTGCGCCCCGACGACACCATCGAAGGCCAGATCAAGCGCGAGCGATTGCGCAAGGTGCAGATCGAGAACCGCAAGGCCGCCGAGGACGAGGCGGCGCGGCGCGGTCGATTCATCGAGACCGATTCGGCGCGCGCGCAGATGTCGTCTATCGCCGCCGCGGTGTTGCAATCATTCGAGGGCGGACTGCCGGACATGGCGCGCGCCGTTGCGGCGAAGTTCGAACTTCCGCAGCGCGATGTGCTGCACGAATTACATTCCGAATTTCGGAAGATCAGGACAGCGGCTGCAGAGCGCGCGGGAAAGAAGCTGGCGGAAATGCCGAAGATCCGTGAAACCGTGCTCGAGGCGGAAGACGAGGTGCCAACGTGACGCACATGATCGTCGAGACGGCGAATGCGGAGTACGTGGCGACGGAAGCCTTCATCGAGGTGATGACGCCGCCGCCGCCGGTGGACTATCTGGCCTGGGCCAAGGAAAACATCGTCTTTTCGCAGCGTGAAAGCTCGTTTCCGGGTCCGTACAATCCGGACCTGTTTCCGTATTTCAGCGAGGTGCTGACCGCTCTTTCGCCGGAGGACCCTTGCCGGATAGTGACGCTGATGGGCGGCGCGCAGATCGGCAAGACGGTTGTCGCGAATATCTACACCTGCGGATCGATCGCCATGGATCCGGGTGACTTCCTGGTGGTGCATCCGACCGAGCCGAACGCGAAACGCTGGTCGAAAATGAAGCTTTCGCCCATGCTGCGGGGCACGGCGAGCCTTCGGCATCTCTTCCCGATGTCTTCCCGGGACGGATCGGATTCGGTTCTCTACAAAGAGCGGCGCGACGGGCGCGGCGCGATCCAGATCTCGGGCGCCAATTCGCCGGCCTCTCTGTCTCAGGTCAGCATGCGCCGGCAGTTCCAGGACGATCTGGCCAAGTGGGACATGAATTCCGCCGGCGATCCGGAAGGCCAGGCGGACAGCCGGTCGAACGGATTCGAGTTCGCGAAGATCCTGAAGCTTTCGACGCCGCTGATTATGCCCGGCTGTCGGATCACGCGGAACTATCAGGCGGGAAGTCAGGAAAAGCCATATGTGCCGTGTCCCCATTGCGGGCACATGCAGGTGTTGACCTGGTCGAGCATGGTGGAGAACCTGGACGAGGACGCGCCGGAAGATGCGCACTTTGTCTGCGAGGATCCCGATTGCGGCGGAGTTATTCAGGAGCATCATCGCCCGAGCATGCTCGCGCGGCTCGAGTGGCGGGCCGACAATCCGAAGGCGCGCCGGCATCACCGGTCGTTTTGGATCTGGGCGGCCTATTCTGTACTCACCAGTTGGGAGCGCATCGCGCGTGCCTGGATCAAGGCCAAGGGGGAGCCGGCTTCCGAGCAGGTCTTCTTTAACGACCAGGCCGGCGAAGCTTATGTCACCGAGGGCGACGCGCCCGATTGGGAGGGGCTGAGAGATCGGGCCGAAGCGGACGGATATCCGCTTGGTGTCGTGCCGGCGGGTGCGCTCGTCACGACCCTCGGGATTGATTGTCAGGATGATCGGGTCGAGTGGCACCTCGTCGGATGGGGCCGCAACAAGCAGCGATATGTCATCCACTATGGGGTGATTGCGGGGCATATCCGCGAGGACGCGACGCGTTCGAAGCTGGACACGCTCTTGAAGCAGGACTGGCCGAATGTCTTCGGACAGCGCCTGCTGGTGGACATGGTGGCGATCGACGGCAATGCCTACACGGCGGAGGTCTGGGAGTGGGTCCGGCGGCATCCGGCGGGCCGGGTCATCATGGTGCGCGGCGCGCGGTCGGAGACGGCCCCGCTGCTGCAGCGGGTCAAGAAGGAAACCGACGAGAAGACCGGCAAGCTGAAGCGGTACTCGCGCCGCTTCTACAATTTCAACGGCGCGGTCTTCAAAATGGCCCTTTATGCGAACCTGCGAAAGACGGATCCGCTGGAGCCCGGCTTCGTCGGATTGCCGCGCGGTCTCGAGGACGAGTACTACCGCCAGCTCACGTCGGAGCGCCGCGTCGAGAAAAAGCTGCGCAGCGGCTTCAAGGTCTACGTCTGGGAAAAGGATTCCGCACAGGCGAACGAGGCGCTGGACACGATGAACCAGGCCGAGGCGGCGGCGATCCGCTTCGGGGTCCGGTCGATGGCGGAGACTCATTGGGACAAGCTCGAGGCGGAACGCGAAATCGCGCCGCCCGAGCAGCAACTCGATCTCGAGGAGCTTCCGCTTGCTCCTGCTCCCGTCGAGCCGACCGCAAGCGACGGGCGCGCGGTCGCGTCCGCAGGCAAGACAAAGGCCGCGCGTCCGAACGGGCCGACCGTCCGGTCGAGCAAGGCGCGGACCCCTGGCAGCCTCGATGCGCTCGCCCGGCTGAACAACAGGTAGCTCATGACACGCCAAGAACTGGAAACCGCCATCGCGGAGCTTCAAGCCGCGAAACGATCCCGGCTGCTCGGTCGCACGCGGACCGCCGCATCGTCCGATGAGGGGAGCGTGACCTATCAACTCGCGACGATGGCGGAAATCGAGCAGGAGCTGGTGCGCTTGCGCTTGCAACTTTCCAAACTGACCGGTGCACCGTCAGGCCTCGGCCCGGTGCGCGCGGCATTCCGGAGCTGACATGGTCACAGTGAAACCCCGCATTCGCGTGAAGGCCGGCGACACGACGGGTGCGACGGCGTCGGTCTCGCAGTCCTATGCGAGCGCTCGTCCGTCTCAGGCCTTGTCGGGGTGGCATCCGTCATTGCTGTCGGCCGACGCCTCCTGGCTGGATGCGCGAGACACCTCCGTTGCGCGGATTCGCGATCTGGAGCGGAACGAGGGCTGGGTGTCGAGCGGGATCGACAAGCAGGTCGACATGCTGGTCGGCGGCACCTTCCGGCTGAACGCCAAGCCGGATGCGCTGGCACTGGGGATCGACGAGGACGCGGCGCGCGAGCTCGGTCGACAGATCCAGGCGGAGTGGCGAGGGTATGCCGAGGACCCGACCTTCCGCTGCGACGCCGAGCGGCAATTGCCGTTCGCGGGCATCATGGGACTGATCGCGCGTGAGTTCGTCACGACGGGCGAGAGCCTTTGCGTATTGCGCTGGAAGGAACGGTCGGGCTGGCCTTTCGCAACTGCGATGCAGGTCATCGACCCTGATCGTCTGTCCAATCCGCACAACGGACTTGATACGGACCGCCTTTGTGGTGGCGTGGAACGAGACGAGGACGGGGAGCCGGTCGCCTATCACATTCGGCGCGCGCATCCCGGCGATGTGTTCATGCGGGGCGCGCGGTCGACCACCTGGGAGCGGATCCCGCGGTGGGACGATCTCGGCTTCGCGCAGCGTCCGAAGGTCCTGCACGTTTATGACAAGAAGCGCCCCGGACAGACCCGGGGCGTGTCCCGGCTTGTGTCGACGCTGATCAAGCTGAAGATGCTCTCGCGTTACTCCGAAGCCGAGGTCAAGACGGCGGCGATCAATGCGACCATCGTCGGTGCGATCTATACGCAAATGGGATCGGACTACGCGGCCGAGCGGCTTGGCGAGGAAAGCGCGGTTGCCGATTGGGACCTCTTCAACGCACAACGCGCGGACTTTTATCAGCAGTCCGCGCGAGTGATGGATGAAAACCGTTTCATCACCCTGTTTCCGACCGATCGCCTCGATCTCAACACCCAGCCGCGTCAAACGGCGGGGTATCCCGCGTTTCAGACGGCGTTCCTGCAGGCCTTCGCCGCGGCGCTCGGGGTGTCCTACGAGCAGCTCTCGATGGACTGGTCGCAGGTCAACTATTCCTCGGCCCGCGCAGCGCTGAACGAGGTCTGGCGCGGCGTGGCCCGCTTGCGCGCGATCCTGACCTGGTCGGCTGCGAACCTGATCTACTACGCATTCCTCGAGGAAGCGCTCGACAGCGGGCGGATCGCGCTCCCGGAAGGCGCTCGAGACTTCTACGAGGCGCCGGCGGCCTGGCTTCGGGGAGAGTGGATTGGCCCGGCACGCGGTTACATCGATCCGGTCAAGGAAGCGCAGGCGGCTGTCCTGCGGATGGATGCGCAGATCTCGACGTTGGAGCGCGAGAGCGCTGAGCAGGGCAGCGACTACGAAACCATTCTGGCGCAGCTGGCCCGCGAGCGCGAGGACCGCCGCCGCCTCGGCCTGTCCGATCCGGGTACTGACATGGGCGTGACAGCGCCGACTGACGAACCGGCGGGGCAAGGCGCGCAGACGGGAGGGCAGGCGACATGATCACGCTGGGAACCCAGAGACACGTCGCTCTTGCGGATGGTGCGGAGGGGGGCTTTGTCGAGTGTCTGACCCGTCTGGCGGCTGGCCCCGACACGATCAAGGGGGCGGTCTGGATCGACGACGAGTCGGGTGCGCGGCTCTACGAGGTCGCTGGCCCTGTCGCCGTCATCGGAGTGCGCGGCGGTCTGTTCGACTATCTGCCGTTTCACGGCGCCGAATGGGCGACGGGCTACAATTGCATTCGGCTCGCGGTCGATGCAGCGCGCCGGGATCCGGCGATCAGTGTCATCGCTCTTGCGATCAACAGTCCGGGCGGGCTGGTTTCCGGCTGTTTCGAGCTCGTCGAATGGCTGCGCGATGTCGCCGGAGAGATCCCGTTGTTCGCTGTGGTCGATGGCCTGTGCGCCAGCGCGGCCTATGCCATCGCCAGTGCCTGCACCGCCGGGATTTCCGCTCCGCAGACGGCCGCGGTCGGGTCGATCGGCGTCTATCGGCTGCACATGGATCTTTCCAAGTATCTGGAAAAGAGCGGGATCGTCGTTACGGCGGTCAAGTCGGGCAAGTGGAAGACGTCCGGCGCTCCCTTCGCGCCGCTTGGGCAGGAGGTTGAGGCCGACTGGCAAGCCACCGTCGATGCCTATCGCGCTCTTTTCGCCGAGCAGGTCGCAGCCGGCCGCGCGCTCTCGCCAGCCGACGTGCTCGCCACCGAGGCCCGTCTTTATGACGGGCCGATCGGTATCCGTGAGGCCCTCGATCTCGGTCTGATCGACGGCATTCTCCCGCCGGACGAAGCGTTCGCGCGGATCCTGGAACAGGCGGCAGTGCCGGCCTGAAACTTCGCAACAACCGAAAAGGAAGTGGACATGAGCAAGCAGCGTCGCTTGGCCCATCTCTTTGGCTCGTCCAAGGCTCCGGCTGCCCGTGGCAGCGCGGAGGCCGCTGAGGAGGAAGAAGACGAGACCGAGGAGGCGGAAGCCGAGTCCGAAGTCGAAGACGAGGAGGAAGGCGAGCCGGAGCCGGAAGTGGCCGAAGGCGAAGACGGCGAAGATGAAGACGAGGAGGACGGTGAGGAGAATGCCTCCGCCGGTCTCGCTGCGATCGCCGTCATGAGCTCGCCGGAAGCGAAGGGGCGGGAAAAGCTCGCCACCAGTCTCGCCAAGGATGTGGCGCGTGGCGCACTCACCCAAAAGCGGGCCGTCGCCCTGCTCAAGGCCGCGCCGCGCACCGGGGGGCTGGCGAAAGCCATGGCCGGTCGCGATCGCAATCCGGGTGTGGATGGCGGCGCGGCGTCGACTTCCGACCCGAAACTTGCCGCGCACGACCAGGGTCTGGTCGCTGCCGCCGAGCAGCGCGCCAAGAAGCGCAGCGAACGCCGTCGCTGATCCCATCGGCGGGAGGAGAGCCTCCCGCTTGTATCAATCATCATGAATGGAGGCCGATATGGCCAAGGTCGAATATCAGCCCGGCGGACTGATCGCCGGCGATTTTCCGCAGATGCAGCGCAGCGTCACGATCCTCACCGGCGCCACGCTGGTGCGGGGTACCGTGCTCGGGCGCATCACGGCGAGTGACAAATACACAACCTCGCTCGCCGCATCGAGCGATGGCTCCGAGGACCCGGGGCCGGTGCTTGCCGTCGATGTCGACACGACCGGCGGGGATGTCGTCGCGCCGGTGCTGTTCTCCGGCGAATTCGCCGCCGACCAGCTCACGTTCGGCACCGGTCACGATGCCGACAGCGTCGAGGCGGCCTGGCGCGTCGCCGGGCTCCCGCTCGCGATGCGCAGCCGCGCCTGATCCACAACCGCGCCGGCCGGCGCGGCCGTTTCAATCGATATACAAGGAGTCACGATCATGGATCGTCTCTATTCCACGACCGCGCTGATCAAGGTGCTCGACACGCTCGATCGGCCGACCGCATGGCTCAAGAACACGTTTTTCGCAAACGAGATCCAGTTCACGACCTCGGAGATTGCCTTCGACAAGCTGAAGATGCGCCGCAAGCTGGCGCCCTTCGTCAGCCCGCGCGTTGCCGGCAAGGCCCGTCGCTCGCGCGGGCGGCAGGTCACCACCTTCGAGCCGGCCTATGTCAAGCCGCTCGACGAGATTTCGCCAAACGAAAACTTCGTGCGCCTCGAGGGCGAGCGTTTCGCCGGAGATCTTTCGCCGGAGGAGCGCTTCCAGCGCAACACCATGCAGAAGCTCGACGATCAGGAAAAGGAGATCACGCGCCGCGAGGAATGGATGTGCGCCCAGATCCTGCAGACCGGCAAGGTGATCGTCGAGGGCGAGGACTATCCGACCCAGGAGGTGGACTTCGGTCGCGATGCGGGTCTCACCAAGCATCTGCTGACGACGTCGCGCTGGGGCGAGTCCGACGTCAAGGTTCTGCCCAATCTTCGCGCCTGGGCGACCGAGGTCGCGGTGGCCTCGGGGGCGTCCGCGACGCAGGTTGTTCTCGGCGCCGAGGCGGCGGAAATTTTTCAAGCCGACGCCGACGTGCGCGAGGTTCTCGACAATCGCCGTCAGGCGTCGGGCTCGATGGAGCTCGGGCCGGTCGCGACCGGCGCGCAGGACATGGTCGCGGCCTACCTCGGCTCCATCGGCATGTTCGACTTCTGGCAGTACACCCAGAAGTACGAGGACGACGACGGCAACGTTCTGGATTTCTTCCCGTCTTTCGGCTGCGGTCTCGTCGCGCCGCAGGCACACGACGGGATGATGACCTATGGCGCCATCCAGGACAATCTCGCGCTTCGGTCCATGCAGCGCTTCCCGAAGATGTGGGATCAGCAGAATCCGTCGATCACCTTCCTGATGACACAGGCCGCGCCGCTGCCCGTGCCGTCGGATGCCAACGGGTCCGCCTTCATCATGGTGCGCTGACGCACTCTGTTTCCGGTGTCCGGGACGCGTTCCGTGCGTCCCGGCTTTTTCGAAAGGTTCAGTCATGTCGAAATCGAAGAACGTTACCCTGCACCTGCCGGTTACGGTGGTTATGGGAGGTAAAACCTTTCCGTCCGGCACGCCCGTTTCCGTGGACGCGTCCACTGCGGAGGACCTGCGCGCCCGCTATCGCGAGATGCCGTCGCCCGCCGCCGAGACACAACCGAAACGCCCGGCGAAGCCCTCCGGCGATGCGCTCACCAAGGCGATCCTTCAGGCGGTCGAGGGCTTCGATCCGGAGGAGGATTTCACGCAAGCCGGACTGCCGTCCATGGCGGCGCTGGAGCGGGCGCTCGGCTACGATGTCACGGCCGATGAGCGCGCGGCGGCGATGGAAGAGGCAAAGCAGCCCAATCCCGAAGGGCTTCAGGTCTGACATGAGCCGCGAGATCGCGCTCGAGATCGCCCAGGCCGCAATGGCTGAATTCGGGATCGACGGAACCTACACGCCGCCCGGCGGCGCTGCCGTCGGTATCCGGTTTCGGCTAGTGCGCGATGGCGAGGAAGCGGTCGCCTTCTCGGAGCGCGGGCCGCTTGGGCGCAAGCCGGAGGTGCGGGTGCTTGTCGACGATCTGACGCCGGAAGCGGGCGGTGTCTTCGCCGCCTCCGGCCAATCGTTCACGGTGGCCGGTCGGCCGAGGAAGGCCGACCGCTATCGGCTTGTATGGACCTGTGCGGTGGATGCGCGATGACCGACACGAAACTCGCCCTCGTCGGAAACCTGCAGAAAACGCTGGACGCCGAAAAGACGGCGGTCGCGAAAGGCATTCGCGGCGGCATGGAGGCGCTGACGGATCTGGGCAAGAGGCGCCTGCGGCAGCAGGTGACGCGCGCCGGCCTTGGCGAGCGGCTCTCGAAGACCTGGCGCGGCAAGGTCTATCCGGGCGCCAAGGTGGAAACCTTCGAGCCGGCCGGCCCCATCTGGAGCAAGGCGCCGCATATCGTGCGGGCGTTTTCTGAAGGCCGGCCCATCCGGTCGAAGGCAAGCGGTGGGTGGCTTGCGATCCCGACGGATCTTGCGCCGCCGACACGAAAGCGCGGTGCAAGGCGCAAGCGCATGTCGATGGACGATTTTCTCGACGAGTTCGGCATGGACAGTCTCAGGGTGTTTGCACCGCCAGGCCGTGGTCGACGGGTGCTTTACGCGGTTGCGGACAAAGGGTTCGCGCGCGGTCGCGGAAAGCGTCGCAAGCCGAAGGCGGAACCGCTGCTGATGTATGTGCTGGTCAAGCAGGTTCGCCTTCGTCGGGTCCTCAATGTCGACACGGTCGAGCGCGGGCTTGTTCGCCTTGCGCCGGAGTACATAACCAAACGCATCATCGGAGGGTTGTCGGATGGTCAGTGACGGCGTGCTGGATGCGATGCATGCGGCGCTCGCCGCTGCCTCGGCGGCTTTGGCCGTGCCGGAGCTCCGCCGCAACGAGACGCTGGACAGCGCGCTCGAGGTGGTCGAGGCGGGTGCGAGCGCCTGGGCGAATTTCGTCGACGGCGATGTCGAGCGGATCGACCAGTCGCTCGGCGGCGGTTTCGAGTACGAGCTGCGCCAGACGGCGCTGGTCGAGATCGTTGTGCATGCCGCAACGGACGCCGAGCGCCGCGCCGCGCTCGCGGCGATCGTGAATACCCATGTCGACGCGATCGGAGCCGATCCGACGCTTGGCGATACGGTCTCGCTTTGGGAAATCGTCGAGCTTCAGCGCGACAATCTTGCCGAGACCGGCGTACCGAACATCAAGGGCGCGACACTGACGATCGCGGCCGAGTTCATCGCCGACCGTCCGGTCTGACCGGACACCAGAAAACGGGAATCATCATGACAGTCAAACGCCGTCGTGCGCCGCAACCGGCCGCCGAAACCCTGCCGCTCGTCCTGCTGACCGATGTCGAGGATCTCGGGCCGCGTGGCGCGGTCGTCGAGGTCGACCTCGACAGGGCCTCCGAGCTTGAAACCGCATCCTCCGCCCGCCGTGCCACGGATCTTGACCTTTCCATCGCCGGCAAGCGCCCCGCCAAACCGTCCTGATCGAGGAGATACCCATGCCCACCGCAGCCACGCCCCGCGGCAAGACCGCGAACCTTCTGTTCGGAACCCAGGCGGATTTCGCGACGCTCGCGCCCGTCGACTACATCCGCACGCTGTTCTACTCGGAGTCGCTCGCGGAGACCTCGCCGTTCGAGGATGACGCCATTCTCGGCACGGCGCGCGACAACAATCGCGACGCCACCGCGCCTGCGGACGGGCTGGCCTCGCTTGCCGGCGACATCGTCGTGCCGGTCGACGTCAACCACTTCGCCTATTGGCTGACCATGCTTCTCGGTGCGCCGGTCACGACCGGAGCCGGACCCTATGAGCATGCCTTCGCTTCCGGCGGGGAGGTGCTGCCCTATCGCACCATCGAGTTCGAAAAGCGCGCGGGTGCTGCGTTCTTCCAGAACGTCGGCTGCCTCGCATCGTCACTGTCCTTCGACTGGACGCGGGCGGGCGGGTTCCGGCAGGCGACCGTCTCGATCGTCGGGCGCAACCAGGAGAAGACCGCAGCGACGGTCGGTGGCGCGCCCGCCGCGATCCTTGCCCGCTCGCCGCTTTCGGCGGCGCAGGCCGTGCTGCGCATCAACGGCGTATCCGCCGCACATGTGCTTGGCGGATCCTTCACCTACGCCAATAACCCGGAAGAGGATGCCTCGATCAACGGCACGCCCTATCCGTCGGGCTATCTGCTCGATCAGGACGCCACGGTTACCGGTGCGATGCAGCTGCGCTATGTTGACGAGACCTATTTCGACCTGATGACGGCCGGCGATCCGGTGGCGATCGAGCTGGAATTCGGCAGTGCCGCCGACGCGAAGATCGTCTTCGCGCTTCCGGCGGTGCGGTTCGAGAAAGGCGCCTTCGCACCGATCAGCGGTCCGGGCGGGCTGCAGGCGGATCTGAACTGGCGCGGCGAGCAGTCCGCCGCGGCCGCCATGATGACGGTTACCGTCACCAACCAGATTGCGACCTACGCATGATCCGGCTGGCGAAGATCGACCGCACGATGCGCCCGCGCGAGATCGCGCCGGGCGTTTCCCTCACCATGCGTCCGGCATCCTCGATCGATATCGACCAGGCGCAGGGCGAGGCCTCTCGGGTGCTTGCTGCCCTGTTCACCGCCCCGGACACGCTCGAGGATTTCGGTCTCGGAGACTATCTGCCCGGCACCGACACCGACGCGGAAAAGCTTCTGGGCCTGTCGTCCTATCTGACGGCGGCGCTCTTGATGGAACAGATCGTCGAGAGCTGGGAGGGCGTGGCGGACGAAAGCGGCGAGCCGCAGCCCTTCAACCGCGCCTCGATCGGTCTTTTCCTGCTTCACCCGGGCATGAAGGATGCCTTCGAGCGGGAAGCCTATTCGGCCGTGCGGCTGGAGCGCGATGAGGGAAACGGCTTCGCCGCCTCGGAGACTGGCTCGGCCGGGGCGGCGGGGACTACTGCCGGGGATGCCGGGAGACCGGCGACGACTGCGGAGCGCGGTGCCCGATGACGGCGAACCAGCCGCGCACCGGTGAAGGAATTGCGGTCCTGCGCGCGGCCACCGCGAAGGGGTGCTGGCGCGTCGACGGGTTCAGCGGGCGAGCGACCGGCCTGTCGGCGGGCGAGGTGCGGGAACGCATGGCGGGTGAGAACCACGATCGCGATCTGGTCGGTGCCTGTCTGGCGGCATTCGAGGCCGGCGTGCTGAGCGGGCTGTCGACGAGGGAAGACACATGAGCGCGAAACGCAACCAGGTCGGCATCCGTCTCGTCGCGCTGAACGGCAAGGCCGTGGAGCGCGAGCTGAAGAAGTTCGGGGCGGAGGGTCAGTCGGCGCTCGACCGGATCCAGAAGGCGAGCAAGCCGGCGCGCGCCGGTCTCAAGGCGGTCGACAGCGGTGTCGGCGAGCTCAAGACCCGCATGACTGGTCTTGCCAATTCCGCCGGCCCGGTCGGCACGGCGCTGATGGCGCTGGGGCCGGCCGGCACAGCGGCGGCGGTCGGTATCGGCGCGCTGGGGCTTGCCTTCACCAAAGCGCTGGCGATCTCGCGCGATGCCGTGCGGGATTTCGATGCGCTGGCGAAGCGCGCGCGAACGCTCGGGCTGTCGACCGATCTCTTCCAGGCGCTGCAACTCGCAGCGGAAGAGCAGGGCATCGCCCAGCAAAGCCTGAATGTGGCGCTGCAGACCTTCGCCACCCGCTCCGGCGAAGCGGCGAACGCGACCGGCACGCTCTATTCGCGCCTGAAGCAGATCAATCCCGAACTGCTTGCGCAGTTTCAGGCGGCCGCGACCGGCGAGGAGCGGCTGAAGCTTCTCGCCGCGGCCGTTCAGGATCTCGTCAGCGCCGAGGAGCGGGCCGCGCTGACGGCGGCTGCGTTCGGGCAGCGCAATGTGGACCTGGTCCGTATCCTCGCCGATACGGGCGAAAGCATCGACGACCTGATCCGGCGCGCCAAGGATCTCGGGGTAGTCGTCGAGGAACAGATGCTGAAGCGCGCCGAGGAGATGGAAAACCAGTTCGGCGTCGCGGCGCGGGTGATCGACATCAACCTGAAACAGGCCTTTGTCGATCTCGCGCCGATCCTGATCTCGACATTGGAACTTTTCGCGGAGATGGCGAAGGCGACGCGGTATCTGAGCGACCTGTTTCGCGAGATGGAGACCCGCAGCACCGCGACGCTCGAGACCCATCTGGAGGATCTTTCCGCGCGTCGTGATGCTCTGCGGAAGGATCTGGAGGGCGGCGGATTGGCCACGCTCGGCGGTCTGATGGACGGTGCGGTCGAGCGCGAGATTGCCGGCATTGACGCGGAAATCAAACGGATCGACGCGATACTCGAGGCGCGCAAGAAGGTCGCAAGTCCGTCGACAGCGAACATCGAAACCGGGCCGACCGCCGAGGATCGTGCCAAGGCGGCCGCCTGGCGCGAACGGCTGCTGACGATCGACGAGAAGCGCGCGCAGGTCATGGCGGAGATCGACCGTCTCGAGACCACCGGCGCGCTGACGTCGAGCGAGGCGGCGATGGCGCGGATGAAGGCGGAAGCCGATCTGCAGAAGCTGATCGACAAGGGCCGAAAGACCAAGACGGGGTCCGACAAGGAATCGGTGGCCATGCTGCGCGAGGTGACTCGCCTGCTCGATGCGGCGCGCACGCCGGCGGAGGACCTTGAAAAGCGGCTGGCGCGGATCGCGGAACTGCAGGCCGGCGGCACCTTTGACCAGGCCGCGCCGGGGCAGGGCGCCGAGATGGCGAAACGAGCGCGCGTGATCGCGATGCGCGAGTATCTCGCCGCCGCCGAGGACACCGAAGAGGCGCTTCGGCGCATCAAGGACATCGCGGCAAATGGGGTCGGAGCCAACCGGGTTGCGGCCGAAATCGCGCTCGCCGAACGGGCCGGCAAGAGTTTTGGCGAGACCATGGAAAAGGTGTCCGACGGGATCGCGGACAGTCTGACCGACGCGATCTTCGAGGCGAAGAACCTCGGCGATGCCTTGCAGACGCTCGCCCGCCAGATCATGCGGGATTTCGTCAATGCACAGTTTCGCCGAATGCTGGGCGGCGGGAGTGGATCCGGCGGGATCTTCGGCGCGATCGGCTCTTTCGTCTCCGGCTTGTTCGGCGGCGGCGTCACGGCGGCGGTGCGTCATGAGGGCGGCCCGGTCGGCGGGGCCGGCCCGACGCGCAATGTGTCGGCGTCGGTCTTTGACGGTGCACCGCGCCGCCATGAAGGCGGCGGGTTGCGTCCCGGCGAGCGGCCGGTGATCGCGCTGGAGGACGAATACGTCATGACCCGCGCGATGCAGGGCGACCTTGTGAACACGCTGCGCGGGTTGGGGGCGCTTGCAAGCGCCCGCCCGACCGTATCTCCGGCGCCGGTCGTCAATGTGATAACGCCGCCTGGCCATACGGCGGAGACACGGGAAAGCCGGTCCGCCTCCGGCGGGATGCAGATCGACGTGATCGTCAAGCCGCTGGAGCGGGCGCTGGCCAAGAACATGCGAGAGGGCGGGCCGCTGCGCGACGCCATCGGCGGCACCTTCGGCCTCAACCGCGCGAACGGGTTGACCTGACATGGCGGTTCCAGTGTGGCCAGCCGGTGTGCCGAGCGCCCCGCAGCGCGCGAGCCTGCAGATCTCGCGCGCCTTCAACGCGCCGGTGTCGACCGAGATGGAGGGCGGCAACACGCGCGAGCGTCCGCGCGGAACGCTGCAATACCGGCTCATGAGTTTCGACATCCGCATGACGCCGGCGGAGTTCGCCCTGTTCGACGCCTTCGTCAGCGACGATCTCGCGCGGGGCACGAAACGGTTCGACATGCCGGTCTGGGACGGGGCGGCCCTGTCGACAAAGACCGTGAAGCTGTCGGGCGAGACCCGCTTCACGACGCGCCAGCAGGGCCGCGCGGTCATGGTGGCACTGACACTTGAGGTGGAACTGTGAGCGATATCCGGACACAGGCAATCCGCGAGGCCTATGCCTCGGTGACATCGGATGTGGTGCTGCAGACGATGGAGCTGCGGCACCCCTCCTTTGTCGAGGGCGGGACGCCGATCGCGCTGCGCTTCGTGCAGGACGGGATCGACCACGACCTGCTGCTGGAAGCGGACGCGCCGATGGACGCGGGGCAGGTCGTGAGTTTCAAGGCCATGCCGTTCGGCTTCACGCCGCCGTCGAGCGAGGAAGGACAGGTGCCGTCGGTCTCCTTCTGGATCGACAATGTGTCGTCGGAAATCCATCGCCATTTGCAGGCGGCGGTGTCGATCCGCTCGCCGCTGATCGCGACCTGGCGGGAATATATCGTCGGGCTTGCCGGTCCGCAGCAGCGGCTCGACGGGATCGAACTGACCGGCGTCAAGGTGACGGGCACGCGGGCGACTGCGACCTCGCGGCTGAACGACTGGCCGGACCGGCTGTTTCCGGGTCGGCTCTACACACAAACGGCGTTCCCGACATTGTCATGAGCTCACACGCCGGGATCGAGATCACTCCTGAGCAGGTCGCGGCGCTTCAGGCGCTCGTCGGCGCGCCTTACGACACGCGCGACGTTCGACCGGGGTTTCATTGCTGGGGCCTGTTTCGCGAGGTGCAGCGCATTCTCGGACGCGGCGATCTGCCGGAATTCGAGATCGCCCAGATGAGCGCCAGGGCACAGGCGCGGGCCTTCGCCACCGCTGCGGAGCGCCGGCGTTGGACCCGCGTGCCGGCTCCGGTTCAGGGCTGCGCGGTGCTGATGGGGCGGCGCGACGTGCCGATCCACATCGGCTGTTATCTCAAGCTCGGCCCTCTGCCGGGCGACATCGGTATCCTTCACGCGGCAAAACCCGCCGCGACGTTCGACAATCTTTCGCACCTGGAGTTCGCCGGATGGCGCATGATCGCCTTTCTGACGCGCGCCTGATCGCGTCGCCAATGCCCTGCGTGCCGGCGGAGCTGCCGGCGCTGCCTGGCGAGACGCTTGCGCGCGTCGTCGAGGAATTCGGCCCGCCGTCCTGCGTCGCCTTTATCGTCGAGGTCAATGGCGAGCCGGTGCTGCGCGCTGACTGGTCGCGCGAGATCGCGCCCGGCGACATGATCGTCGCGATCCCGCTGCCGCGCGGCGGCGGCGACGGGAAATCGATCCTGGGCATCGTGGCGATGATCGCACTTGCGGCCTTCGCGCCCTGGGCGGGCGGGGCGCTCGCCGGCGCGCTCGGGCTGTCCTCGACCGGGCTTGTGGCGGGTGCCATCGGCAGTGCGATCCTTGCCGGCGGCGGCATCCTGATCAACACGCTTCTGGCGCCGAAACCGGCGGCGACAGCCGCGGCCCAGCTGGAGGCCTCGCCGACCTATTCGACCAGCGCGCAGGGCAATCAGGCCCGGCTGTTCTCCGTCATTCCGGTGCAGTACGGCGAGCACGTCATGGTGCCGGACTATGTGTCCGATCCCTATCAGGAGTTCGACGGCAACGACCAGTATCTGCACCTGCTGTTCGGCCGGGGTTTGGGGCGCTCAGAAGTGGCGCTGGTGCGCATCGGCGAGACGGTCGTGTGGGAGGCCGGGACGGGGTTTGCCGGCGCGCTTGCCGACATCGAGATCGCCTTTTATGAGCCGGGCGAGCAGGTCGATCTTTTCCCCGTGCAGGTCGAGACTTCGTCGGAAGTCGGTGGGCAACTATTGGCGGATATCAACTGGATCGGTCCTTTCGCGGCCGTGCCGGCGGGCGAGACAGCGCAGCGGCTTGCCGTCGATGTCGTCTTGCCGGAAGGCTGCTATGAACTGACCGACAGCGGATCGCAGGTCTCCGCCACCGTCGCGCTGCGGTTCGAATATCGCGAGATTGACGATCTCGGCGCGCCCGTCGGCGCCGGCACATGGGCGGTGCTCGCCGATGAGACGATCACGCTGACGACGGCGACGCCGCAGCGCTTCACCTGGTCGCTCGACGTGCCGGCCGGTCGCTATGAGGTTCGGGCGCAACGCACGAACGCCTGGTCGGCGAGCGACCGCCGTTTCGACCGCTCGGAGTGGGCGGGACTGCGCGCCTATCTCGACGGGCCGCAGGCCTTCGACGATCTGTCGACCATGGCCGTGCGCGTCAGGGCAAACGAGCAGCTGACCTCGCAAAGCTCGCGGCAGTTCTCGATCGTCCAGACGCGCATTCTGCCGGTCTGGACGGGCAGTGCCTGGGAGGAGCAGCCGACCCGTTCCATCGCCTGGGCGGCGGTCGACATCGCCCGGAACCCGGTCTATGGCGCCGGCCTTGCCGACAGCCGCATCGATCTGGCCACCTTCGCCGCCTATGACGCGGTCTGGAACGGGCGCGGCGACACGTTCAACGGCGTGTTCGACACCCGTACGACGCGGTTCGATGCAATCAACACGGTTCTCGCAGCCGGCAGGGCGTCGGTACAGTTTCTGGGAAACCGCATCAGCCTGGTGCGCGACGAACCGCGGGCGCTGGCCGCGCAGGTCTTTACCGACCGCAACATCGCGCGCGGCTCTCTTGAGGTCGATTACGCGCTGCAGAAAAGCGACGCGGCCGACGACGTGATCGTGGAATACATGGATCGCACCAGCTGGAAGCAGGAGGAGGTGCGCTGCACGATCGCGGAGTCGGCGTCGGAAGCGCCGGCGCGGGTGCGCCTGATCGGCCCGACCGATCGCGGGCAGGCCTGGCGGGAGGGCATTCACCTCGCCGCGGACAATTTCTTCCGCCGGACCAAGGCGACCTTCCGCGCCGAACTGGAAGGGCGGCTGCTGAAGCGCGGCGACGTGGTGCTGCTCCAGTCGGAAATGCCGCAGACCTGGGGCGAGGCGGGTGTGGTGCGCGGGATCTCCGGCGACGACCTGACCCTGTCGAAGGAACCGTCGACCGATCCGCTGAACACCTATTTGCGCGTGCGGCGGCGCGACGGCGGCGAGTGGGGGCCGTGCAAGATTACCTGGACGGTGGGTTCCAGTGTCGTGACGCTCGATGCGGCGGACCGCGCCGCAGCGGATGCCGAGTTCGGGCCGCTGGAGCCGCATCTGGTCGACGATGGCGACGAGGCTCCGACCTATCTGCTCGGCGAAGGCACCGACTATGCGTTTCGCGGGATCCTGGTCAACATGGTGCCGGACGGAACCGGTGCGCAGATCGAGCTGGTGATCGACGATCCGGCCGTGTATGCGGCGGATCAGGGCTTGAGCGTTCCCGCCGCGCCGCAGCCCGGCTTCCTGCCGCCATCGGCCGGTGCGCCCGTGATCGACGCGATGAGCGTGCATCGCGAGATCAGCGTGACGGAGTCGCTGGTCACGGTCTCCGCGCGGCATCCCGCCTGGGCGGTGAGTTTCCGGGCGCAGGTCTCCTACGACGGCAATGCCTGGACGCCGGTCTATGAAGGCGCCGTGCCGGCTTTTTCGGCCTCGGTGCGGCGCGAGGCGTTTTACGTGCGCATGCAGGCGGTGGGAGATCTGCCGGGGCCGTGGCGGGTGGAACTGGTGGCCGCCGCTCCGGAGGAAGTGAGGTTTCCGACGAACGCGTCGATCCGCGCGACGGAGCTTTTCGATGCGGCGACGGAGAGAGCCCAGAGCGCCGGCGAGATCTTCGACGGCACGGAAGCCTCGTTCCTCGAGCAAATCAACCGGATCGTAACCGAGGTTGAGGCGGCCGGCAGGCAGGTCGACAGGCAGGAACGCAGCTCGGAGAATGCGCGCGCGGCTGTGACGGATGTGCGTCAGGCGGTTGTGACGGAAACGAGCGCGCGGGCCGAAGCGATCACGGCGATCGAGGCGGCGTTTAACGGATTTTCCGCCAACGGATTTGTCCGCTTCGCGGTCAATGCGGGCGCGCTGCCCGCCGGTGTGGTGGCCGAATATCTGGTGCAGCTCAATGCGGGGACGGAAGGCTCGCCGGACTGGACCTCGGCGGGCTTCGCGCTGCAGATCCTCGACGATCTCAGCTCGCGCATGGTGTTCAAGGTCGACCAGTACCTGATCACGGACGGCACGGACACCGGGCAGCCGTTCCTGTTTCAGGACGGGACGCTCTACGTCAACAGCGCCGCGATCCCCGACCTTGTCGCGGACAAGATCAAGGCCGGAACGATCACGTCGGAGGATGGGGCCAGCTGGTGGAAACTGAGCACTCCATCGGAATTCGTGTTCGAGATCTGAAGGGGCGGGATGAGCATCATCATGCGAGGCATGCCGGATGGGCATGCTGCGATCTACAAGGGGCCGCGCGAGATCGCGATCGAGAACGACCCGCACGCTGACATCGCGCGCGTTCTCTTCCACACAAAGCTCGACTATACGGTGGTGCAGAGCATTGTCGACGTCACGGTCAATCTGACGGGCGTGAACTACGACGCCAGCGGCAAGACCGTCTACAACGTTCATGCGCACGGACTGCCCTACACCCCGCTGATCTTTGGCATCATCAAGAATTATCAGGGCGTGCCCTACAACGACGTGATCGGCCAGAACCAGCCCGGCACGCCACCGCTGACGACAGGTGTCGTGCCGTTTTCCGGTACGATCGTGCTTCCCAGCACGGGTTGGATCGCCGGTGGCGCATACGCATTCCGGATGCTCCAGCTGGGCTGCAACGAAACCCACGTGACGGTGACCGATGTCAGCCCGTATGGCGCGAGCTTTGCGACCAGCTATCCGTCGTCCTACTACAACACGTTTCCATATGATCTGGAGTGCCAGGTCTGGATCACCAAAACCGCGCTTCCGGTGTGACGATGACCATTCTCCTGAAAATCTCGGCTGCCGAATTCATTTTCGCCGGCGGCGCGGTGACGGACAAGGATACGCACTTGCGTTTGAATGCCGGTCAGGACCTCGGTGTTTTGGCCGTGCCCGGAACGATCACGCCTCACGGCTCCTGGCCGGGGCTTGGCAGCAACCATCATCTCTATCTCGATTTCGGGATCAACGGGCTTGGCTGGGCGCGCATCTACACAACGCATGTCGACCTTGCGGGCTACCAGGTGGGCGTCTGACTATGCCCGTTCAACTGAAAGACGGCGCGATGCGCATGTTCGACGGAAGCGGGCGCAAGACGTTCGATTCCGATGAAAACATTCTCTACACGACGGAAACCTATACCGGCTCGGTCGTGCTGACATCCGTTACGAACGGGTCTTTCGATCCTGTGCGCTATCAGCGCTCCTATCAACTATCTCCAGGCGCCTTGAAGCCGGACAGTGAACTGTCGGTCGGAATGGTACGGTTGACGTCGGGCCAATGGCAGCGCGACTGGTTTTGCATTGGCGGGACATTCGTGACGTTCCACAAGTGGATGCCGGTCGCATCGAATTACTATCAGTCGCTGACCGCGGTGATCCGTCAAACCGTCGACATCGTGATCGAAAACGATCTCCTCCTGCTCAAGGAAGATCTGAGCATTTTGGGGCGCGCCGGCCAGCAAGGCTCCTTTGGTGGTGGACTGATCAGTCCGCAAATTACAATCGAGTATGTGCTCAAGGTGGCCGGGTTCAACTGACCGGCCCCGCCACCCGAATTTTTCGTCCGCCGCCCGGTGATCCGAGGCGGCTTTTTCGTGCCCGCATGAGAGAGGCGTCATGGTAACCGCAGACGAAATCCTGTCGAAGTTGAACGGTATGCTGGGCGGCATTTCGGCCACACTGGACGCTGCCGGCGCTTCCAAGGTGATCACGCTCGACCGTACGACCGGTGCCGATGCGGCGCTGGTCAAGCTGCGCGAAGGCGGGAATGATCGCTTTCGGTGGGGGCTGCCGCCAGGCGAGAATGATTTTGTCATCCAGTACAGCCCGGACGATTCGCCGCTCAGTTTCGCGGATCGCTTTCGGATCGACGGAGCGACCGGTCGGGTGACCGTGACGGGTCTTGCGCTCGACGATGCGAGCTTCGCCAAAACGACGTTCACGGGGCAGTCGCTGTTCGATCCCGGCTCGGCGGCGGCGCCCGCGCTTGCGTCGGTGGGGAATGTCGACACCGGGCTATTCTTCCCGGCGGCGGATACGATCGCTGCGGCGGTCGACGGAACTGAGATCTGGCGCACGACGGCGGCGGGGGTGGATGTCGACGGTACCATCTCTGCTACGGCTCTTGATTTGACGGGTGGTCTTTCCACTACGGGAAACTTTGAAGCCAGTTCGGCTGCATCGAAAGGGACCATCGGTCGGTCAGGGTGGGCTGGAAACTACTCGGCTTCCAAAGTTCAGGGGGTCTGGGCAATCGGCGACCAATACCGGGTCGATCTGGTCGCCAACAATTTCGGCAGCCAATTTGGGCTCGTTTACGCCTACACCTCAGCCGGGAACGGCGTTGCAAGCAAATTGCCCATCGCCGGCTGGGGCCACCAGATCCTCATTGCCAGCACAGGCGTGCCGCTGATCGGCTTCAGCATGACCTACGGCCATGCGTGGTTTTCCGGCAACGTTGGTATCGGTCCGAGCAAGACCGATCCGGCGCATCGCCTCGACGTCGAGGGGACGGTGGCCTCAACGGGGCTGATCATCGACGACGACAGCATTCAATTGACAACCGCCAAGACCCCGTCGTCCGCCGCCGATATCGGCACCACAGGCGAGATCGCGTGGGACGCGGACTTTATCTACGTCTGCACCGCGGCGGACACTTGGAAACGCGCAGCACTCGCAACCTGGTAGGCGCTCTATGACGACGATCACATGGACATGGTCCTTCCCGAAATTCGAGACAGCGCCCGTGGCCGACGGCCTCGACGACGTCGTCACGGTCATGCACTGGCGGTTGCGCGGCGAAGCTGCGGACGGGCTGATCGCAGAGAGCGGCAGGTTCGAGGTGCTTCCGCCGCCCGACCCGCAGACCTTCACGCCATTCGACGACCTGACTGAAGCCGAGGCATTGGCATGGCTCGCCGATCTTGTCGACATCGATGTCGAGAAGGCGGCGATCGCCGAACGGATCGAACTGAAGCGCAATCCGCCGGTCGTGGCGCGCGCCGCGCCCTGGGCGTGACCGACACCTCGAAACACACAAAGGACAGACGATGACCGAACCGAAACAGATCGACCTCAACGCACTGCGGATTCAGGCCGCGCACCATGAGGGTCTGGAGATCGCCAAGATCCTCACCGCGCGGTCTCAGAACCATGTCGGCGCGTTGGCGGTGACGGAAGCGCAGAAGGCGCAGGCTGAAGAGCAGGTCGCCGAACTGAAAAAGAAGGTCGCCACGCTCGAGGCGGATCTGGCCAAGGCGCGGGGCGAGGTGTCCGGCGAACCGATGGCCGGCAAGGCGGCCAAGCCCGCGCGCTGACCTCACCGACCACGACGAGCTGCCGAAGGGCGGCTTTTTTTGTGCCTGCCGGCCGGCGGTTCGCCGGCTGTCTTTGTTTCTGGAGAAAGACATGAGGCCTATTCACACCATCGTCATTCACTGTTCCGCCACGCCGGAAGGGCGACCGATCTCGGTCGAGACGATCCGAAAGTGGCATACCGATCGGGGATGGCGCGATATCGGCTATCACTATGTCGTCGACCTCGACGGCAAGGTGCACGAGGGCCGGCGGGTCGGGCAGACCGGCGCTCATGTGCGCGGACACAACACCGGTTCCATCGGTGTCTGCTATGTCGGCGGTGTCACCAATGACGGCCGTCTCGCGCCAAAGGACACCCGCACGCCCGCACAGAAGGAAGCGCTCAAGGCGCTGGTCGCCAAGCTGGCGGAAACCTATCCCGGCATCAAGACCGTGAAGGGGCACCGTGACTTTTCCGGTGTCAAAAAGGCCTGCCCCTGCTTCGACGCGCAGCCTGAGTACCAGCCGATCGTCGCTGCCATCCGGGCCGGCAAGCCGGCGCCGCGTCCCCGCCCGGAGCCGGTCGACAAGATCGAGCCCGCGTTTCAGTCCGACCCCGAGCCCTTCCGCGGCAAGCCGATGCTGAAAAGCACGACGAACCTCGCGGCCATCGGCACATTCGTGACCAGCGTCGTCACCGCGCTGACGAGCCTCGAAACCTGGGTGGCCGCGCTGGTGATCGTGATCGCGGCGGGCTTCGCCTTCTGGATCATCCGCGAGCGCATGAAGAAGGCGCGGGAGCTGGGGATTTGATCTGGCTCCTGAGTTTGGGCGCGCGGCTCAAGGGCTGGCTGGCGCTCGCCGCCGCGGTCGCCATGGCCATCGCGGCGGCATATCTCACCGGCCGGCGCTCGGCCTCGGCCGACGCACGGGCCGCGCGAGCGCGGGAACAGCTCGACGCGATGAAGACACGAAAGGAAGTCGACGATGATGTGGATGCGATGGGTGCTGCTGATCTCGATGTCGAGTATCGCAAGTGGTTGCGTGACCGCGACCGGTGATTTTTGCGATACGGCGCGCCCGCTTCGCCCGTCGATGCAGGACAACGTGACGGTCGACACGATGGCACAGATCGTTGCGCACAACAGGTTTGGTGCGAAGCATTGCGGGTGGACGCCATGAGCGAAGACATCAATTCGACCGGACCGGAGTGCCGGCGGCATGGGGAGGGGGGTGGCGCGGGTGAGTGATGCCGAAATGGAGGCAATGCGCAAAGCCGTGACCGACCTGAACATGACGGTCGGTCGGCTTGCCGGCACGGTGGAGACGATGGTCCTTGAATTCCGCAGCGAACGGGAATCCTCGGCCAAAAGCCGCAAGGGCGTCTATCAGGCGCTGGAGGAGGTGCGGCGCGAACAGCATCGAGTTGCCAATGAGGTCAAATCCACCGCGGCGCGGGTGGAACGAATGGAGCCGGCGGTCGATGACTACAACCGGCGCCAGGTGCAGCTCGAGACAGGCGGAAAACTGGCGCGCGCGGCTTGGTGGATCGGTGGATTTGTGATGTTCGCCGCCGTCTGGATCGTCAGTAACTGGGAGAAGATCACCGGGGCGTTCAGGGGGTGGGGCGGACGGTAGTCAGCTGACTTTGAATTGCCTTCCCAAGGGCGGGAGGGTCGAAGCGGTGCAACGCTTCGACCCTCCCGGGCAAACCGTCCTGCAAGACAACCCGGCCCGACGAAAGCTGAATTATCGCCGCTCCCACAATCGGGCCTTCCGGCCCGACCCCTGCTTGGCGGCCGCGCCGCAAATTTGGATTGGTTGACAATGGAGTCAAACCTTTTTGGCGAGCGGGACGTTCAGCCTGTGTCCCCGGTTGCGCCCTGGATCGTCGGCAAACGCAATCTCGCCAAGCGGTTGATCGCGGCGGTTCCGCATGATGTTTACGCTTAGGCATTCGTTGGTATGGGCTAAAGTATTTTTCCGCCGGCCGGTGCTATCAAAGGTCGAGGTGATCAACGATTTTTCGGGCGATCGCGCTGAAGATGGCGGTCATCAGCAGGATATGTGCTGCCGGATCGAGAAAGGCCCAAAGGTATCCTCCAGGCTTTGACCCAAACCGGGTCGCCATCTCACGGATGAGCAGGGCGAATATCATTCGGCAAATGCCATTGTTCAGAGAACTTTAGGGCGCGGGTGCTGGCTTCTTAGCAGCCATTGGTGTTTCGCGAAAATTGATGGGCCGACGCCACGAAGCATCGCGAAATCGTGCAAAATATGGCTTAGGGTCGGACATCTCATCGGCCGCATCCCAAAGCAACCGGTAAATTCGACGCTCATCGACGTCGTGGACCGTCTTGAGCAGTATTTCGAACTGATCCTCGGCAACCGCCATGTCGTGATCGCGCATTATGTCGCGATAGGCCTTCATCACCTTCTGAACCATCAGGGCATCGCCGCCGCGCCCCCTGACCCCGACCAACGTGACGCGTAAAAAATACCCGCTGAATTTACTCAGTATGCCGGCGCGCTCAGTCTCGCTTATTGCGCCAAGAGCGAAGGATCGGGCCAGTCCGTACTCGGCAGTGTCCAGCCGATCAAAATAGCGCGGCGATAGAGCCGAGCCGCGCGTAACGGACGAGGCGTCCACGTGGTGGTGGTATCCTATGGTCTCGCTCCGGTAGAACCGCTTCACCAGAAGGGGCATGAAAAGACAGAGTGCATTGTCTTCGAAAATGCAGTTCTCGGGATAAAACACTCGGTTTTCAATCAAGAAATCTCTGCGGAACACCTTGGTGCAGAGGCGGCCGAACTTTGAGATCAGCAAACCCCGGCGCACCATCTCGAATTCGCCCGGTGGAAATCCCATTGTGCTGTCGTGTCCGTGTTTGTTGCTAAGCACGAAGTCAATGAAATCATAGTCCTTGTCCGCCAGCGCGCGGACTTCCGCTATCGCATCGGGACTGAAGTCGTCATCGCTATCGACGAACCACACGTATTTGCCTTGGCACCAGCTTAAGCCTCGGTTCCGCGCTCCACCAGGTCCGGCATTTCGCTGCCGAACGAGCTGGCGGGCGATAGAAAGGCTCTCCTCATCAACCTTAAGTAGTTCCGCTTCCTCAAGGTTTCCGCCGTCATCGATGAGCATGACCTCAACGTCGTCCGCCTTCAGCGAGCGTAGGGTTGCCATGATGCGCCGGGATTTGGCGTGGGAGTTGTAAAACGGGACGACGACGGAAAGAAGCATCGGATTAATTTGCCGTAACGACCAGACTAAGGCAACACGGCCAGCGGGGCAGCCGTTCGGCCATGAGCCAGTCTGGCCATAGCCCGACCGTCTCCAGTCCGACAATTGCGAGTGAAACGGCGATCGCCAAGGATGCAGCGATCATCCATGTGCGAGACGGCCTCCTGCGCACGAGGATCTCCGAAATCGGCTTTGTCTTCGTTGGTTTGGTCACGATGAGCCCTCCTGCCGCCGTTCTGGCGGCTGCGCCCAGTACATCTACTCGCCGGTCACTACGCCAATCGCATGATGAGCCGCACGATGGGCCTCGGCAGGGCCTGGTAGTGCTCTCCGCCCGACCTCCCCCAAGTGGCGTGCCATTTAACACCAAGATTTCCTGATTTTCGCCGCTGAACAAGCGTTTTTTACCCTGATCTGCGTCTGAGGTCGCGAAAGCGCTCGTAGTTGGGCGGATTGGGCCGAAAGTCCGCAGCATTCCGGGCTGGCGGCGACGTTTTTCAGCGCTGCGGGCAGACTCGTCCTGCCGCTCTCGTTCAGTTTGTGCTTGGATTGCGGTCACGCGCATAGCGGTGGCGCTCGAAATTGGCGGATTAAGGCTAGGATGGCGCGTCCAGAAGCTGGTTCCAGACACCTGACGCACGCCATCGATAGAACCGGTTGTAGAGCGTCGTGCGTGGGCCGTAGCGCTCCGGCACATCCCGCCACGATGAGCCGGTGCGGAACCGCCAGAGGATCCCATTGATGACCTTGCGGTCATCGACACGCTTCACACCCCGGCTCTTGCGCGGCAAAAGCGGTTCGATGATCGACCATTCCTTGTCGCTCAGTTCGTGACGGCGCAT